ATTGGGTTGGTTATTTTGAGTGGCATCACATTGATGACATTAGAAAAAACAGGGCTTATAAGAACACAAACCGTTCTGACTTAAGGACAAGTGCTTCAACGGGTGACAATGAAGACAGGGCAGGAATGGTTAAGTTGTGGAAAATATGGGACTTACGTGCCGCCGAGAGACTTATATTTGTCGAGGGAAGCAAGAAGTTCTTGCAACGAAAGAAGTTAACGAAGAGAAAAGATGGAAGTATGCTTCCTTTCGCAGACTTAAAGTTCCATGAGATTTTAGATAGTTGGTATCCGTTGCCTCCTACCTTCAATTGGTTAAAGTTGCAGGATCAAATCAACGAAGCCTTTGAAATGCGTCGTATTCACAGGAAACGAGCTCTTCGTAGGTACACATATGATCCTAATAAAATAGAAGAAGATGCTTTAGATCGGCTAGAAGAGGGCGGAGACATGACTTTCGTACCGGAATTACAGTCTGATGGGACTTCTCCGTTACGTCCTATCCCAGATGCGCCCCTTGATTTCGCAGTATTCCAAGATTTAAATGATTTGAAGGATGGATTTATTGAGGCTTCAGGAGTTCCTTCGGATTATCGTGGCCTGGCACAGTCAGAGACAGCCACACAAGCTAATATTCTAGATATACGCTCTCGGATGAGAGAGAATTCCCCACAACAACTAGTATCTGAGTGGGTTTCATCCATATTATGCTTAGTCTTAAGCCAGATGGAAGAGAACTTAAGTCTTTCTTTTTGGGTAAAAAGAGCTGTTGACCCTACAGCAGAGGGTGCAACAGAGGAGCAATTAAAGGTAGCGGCTCTCTGGGAGCAGATAACAGGGGCAGATTTGGGAGAACTTACCTACGATGTGTCTGTAAATCTAGAAGAATTATCTCCGGTTGGGGAGAGCCAGAAGAGAGAAGCCTGGAATCAGGTGTTACAGATCATGACCAACGAGAGTTTATTGGCTCTTCTTATGCAATCGGATGTACTTTTAAGGAAAACTTTAGCGTTTTATGGTATACGTTCAGATAAGGAAATACTTGAGATACAAAGAGTAGGAAGCAAATTTGTTGAATTTCTTGGGCAGATGAGGGCTGAGGAAGCGGGTGGACCAGGAGCAGTTGGACCTGAAGTCGCTCCACAACAGGCTGGAGCAGGCGGTGAGGGATCTCCTGAGCCTGACATAGCCGCTCAATTAGCTGCACAAGTAGGGATGTTACCGCAATAATGATTTTAGACAGGGGATAGTCAAAATGGCTTTACATGATTTTCGTTGTTTGAATTGCGGATATGTTGAAAGGGATTTAGCTTTAAAGCCAAAAGAGATAGGCAATCCTTTGTATTGCCCTCAATGTGGAAATGAAGTAGAGCAAATTTTTGATCAGCACAGGGGATGGGCTCCTTTTGAACCTTACTGGGATCAACATATTAAAGAGAACCCCGTCTATATTGAGTCTGCTTCGCAACGAAATAAGATAATGGATAGATCAAGCTTAGAGTTCAGGAAACAACCTCGAAAACTTAACCAACCCTTTGTGGATCTTGGCAAGTCACGGGGTTAAGGTATATAACTAGACAGGGGAAGTTTAAATGGCTACATTAACTGCTCAGGCAACTTTGACGGGTTCGGGTTTAACTTCTACAGCTTTGTCGATTACTAAAAACCCAGTCATAACGATATCTGGAGCTGTAACCATACAAAGAAAGAAACTTAGCACGACTGCCTCTACATTACTGGTTGCATCTGCATGGACCGGATCAATGGTATGGATATTTAATACAGAAGCAGCCGGTGGAAATTCTATAAAGATAGTAGCCTCAGAGGGAGGCGTGACTTATTTTACGATATTACCAGGGGAGTGGGCGTTCTTCCCTTGGGAATCTACCGCAGATATGTTAGCAGATGCTTCTGCTGGTACGCCCACAGTGGAAGTAGCTATTTTTCAAAGGGACGCATAAACTTTAATTAGATTTTTGAGGATTTTTTAATGCCGACTACGGAAACAGTCGATGGTGCTACGACTATGCACGAGATATACGAGGAAGCTAAAGAGCACTCATCCCAGGACAATTCTGGTGAGCAGCTCGAAACTTCCGGTGATACCACTCATGCAACAGCATCCGAAGACGCAACGGAAGAGTCAGGTAAGCAAAGGCTTGAATCAGAGGACAAGGCGGCCGATCAAGCTTTAGACACCGCTGATGTTGGGTCACTTCTGACCGAAGAAGAAAAACTAGAATACGATACACTTGATCCAGATGCGAAACTCAAAAGACTCGATCAGGCTTTTACTCAGAAGACTCAATCTCTCGCTGAAGAACGAAAGAAATCAGAAGAAGTTCAACGGCAATTAAATCAAGAGAGATCGAAGTATGCTGATTTTAATAATCTGATAGAGGCTTACGAGAAAGATCCGGCTAGAGTGGTTCGTGATTTAGCTGCACAGAATGGATTAACGATACAACAATCTGAAAACGATACTCTCGTTAGAGAGCAAGCGGCAGGATTAGTTTCGTCATTACGACCTGTGTTAGAGAAACACGATCTCGGATTTTTGGCTGAAGAGATGGCTCCCGTTCTTGAAGAATGGGGGAAGAATCTTACTAAGTCGGCTGTTGAACCTATACAGCAAGAGCAAGATCGGACAATGGCGCAAGCAGCCAGCGAAAAAGCAATGGTTGCGTTGAATGAGTTTACTCAGTCCCATCCCGATGCTCCTAAATACGAACAACAAATGGTTGCACTTGCTCAAAATTTGCAACCACAAGGTATGACGGAGCGGGAATGGCTAGAAACTCTTTATCAGGTTGCGGCAGCGAAGGATTTACAGAAGGCGGCGGCTGATAAAGCTGCTAGCGAAGCTCGTGCTCGGTTCACTAAATCTGCTCGTAATTCAGAGTCTTCATCGGCGGGAGTACCAGATAAAATTGTAAAACAATCTCCTCCCGATACCGCCTCATTTTTAGATGCTTATGATGCTGCTAAAAGAGGTGAGAGCTGGAGGGGTTGAAACATGAAAGGATGCTTTAAGTGGCAATTCCATCTAGTTCAACTCGTTCATATGATGCGCTTCTAACCACTACGCTATCCAATTGGCTGGTCAAAAATGCTGTTGACAACATTGCAACAGCAAACGCATTTTTAAATGCATTGATCACAAAGCCAGGTGGGTATGTGGCTGAAGCTTCACTTGGTGATCGTGCGTCAGTTCCATTGCGCTATGCGTTAGGAACACCCGACTCCTACGGGGACTACGACACCTTAAAGAATAACCCTCTTGATGGCCTAACTAGAGCTTTTTATAGCTGGAGACAAGCTTCGTCCCCAGTCATGATCTCTGGTATGGAGGAGGCCAAAAACAGCGGAGAACACGCTGTTATCTCCCTTCTCGATGAGAAGACTGATCAGGTAATGATTGGAATGAGAGAATGGTTTGCAAAAACGATTCTCCAAGGAGATGGCATCAACGGAAATTCCATTGAAACTGCTTTTACAAGCGCAAGCAATGGTTCTTCTTTTGTAGATCCTCTTCCGTTGTTGGTCAAGAAAGATCCGACCACTTCCACGGTGATCGGTAATATTAATCAAAACACCCATAGCTGGTGGAGAAACCAGTTACACTCCTCTGCGAGTAGTAACTATGCAGGTTTCTTAAAAGAACTAAGCAATCTCAGGTTAGATTGTTCTAAAGGTCCAGGTGGACCACCTAATTTCCACCAGACTGATCAGAATACTTTTTCCTATTATGAGTCTGCTCTTCGGTCTCAGCATCGGAATCCCTCTTATCAAAGAGCGGACATTCCGTTTGAGTCGATCCAGTTCCACGGAGCACCCGTGTATTGGGATGAGTTCATGCCTTGCGTACAAGATGGTGATACAACCTTAGAAGCCGCAAAGGGTTCTTGGTTTATGTTGAACACTCAGTTCCTCACCGTTAAGTATCATGCAAGCACGAATTTCGTTCCCACGGAGTTCCGAACGCCAACTAATCAGGATGCAAAGGTGTCGCATATTCAGTGGAAGGGTGCTTTGTGTGTGTCGAATAGACGCAAACAGGGTATCGAGTTCAATATTGACACCACACCAACTAGCTAAGTTCTTTAGAATCATAAGTTAGAAGGTGATTTATTAATCCTTTTGGAGGAAGATATGAGCATTCAAGGAATAGAGATCGGCGTGGATTGGGATCGTGCCGATACAACAAAACAACATGCTTTAGGAACTCAGCTTCCTAGAGTGGGTGGCTTTGTGATGCGCTACGTTGAAGCTGGTGAAGCTTTGGTAGCGGGTAACGCAGTCACTATAGATTATGCTGAAGGCGTTGACGTCTATGAGCATACCGATGCTGTCGCTGAACAAGTTCACGGCGTTGTTGGTAAGGCTTTAGCCGATGGCGAATTTGGCTGGATCTATGTCGCGGGCAGGGTTACAGGTGTTAATTGTGCTAGTTCAGTTGCCGTAGGTAACAAATTAGTATCAAGCAGCACAGCCGGAAGGCTTGCCGCCCAGACGATAGCTGGTAGTTATGCTCAGGCAGAAGTGCAGTCGGTGCAAGCCGCTGCTCACGGATTGCCTTGCACAGCTGCAACAGCCGAGTCGGGAAACACTTGTACGATAGCTCTCGGCTAAACACCCCGTCCGAGGGTTGGGGGAGAGGTCTTCATTTTGAAGTGCCTCTCCCCTGGCATTATGAGGAATTTCAAATGGCATACGGAGGCATAAGCCGTGGCAAGAAAAAGCGTAAAACCAAGCGTAGAAGGCCGAAAGTCAGTAAAGGGTCGAAAAGCACGAAGTATTAAAAGATTGGACTTTCATCCCCTGCTAGGGAATGTGTCTGAGGTTGGATCTAAGGACTTAGATTTAACCAATGCTATCGGAGTTCGTGCATTAGCGCAAAGGCATAGATTACTGGCGGATCAATACGATGCTCTTGCCCAGAAGATAAGCCTGGAACCGATTGAATAAATGACTTTTTCAGAAATCCGTACAGAGGTTTTTGCACGGTTAGAAGAAAGTTCATCTGCTCCTGTGTTCTGGAAGTTATCTGAAGTAAATACCTCTATCAATGAGGGTTACAGGGAACTATCAGATGCCTCCGAGTGGAACGAATCTTCAGCTACGTTGACCTTTATTACGACTAAACTGTATTACAACCTACGAACAACTTTGACAAATTCTTTTTTGTCATTAAAACGCATCTTTAATGTGCAAAGTGATGAATGGTTAGTCCCTGTTCATACTAGAAGATTGGATCAGCACGATACAGCTCAATGGGAGACATCTACGGGAGATCCTGATAAGTTTTTCATGCGTGGAGGATGGTATCTAGGACTAACTCCTAAGCCAACTTCTTCTGGAACAGCAAAGGTATGGTATACAGAATTACCTTCTGCCTTGAGCGCAGATTCGGACACACCTGGTTTTCCACAGGAATTTCATTTCGGGATAGTAGAATATGCTTTATATGATTTATTTGCACAAGAAGGAGACACACAGAAAGCTCTAAAGCATTGGATGGATTACGAAGCTTACGAGAACGCTTTAAGTAAATATGTGGATGGACGAATGGCTAAAGACAAGATTGGAGCTTTTTAGTGCCGACACTATCTTCTCTTCGCAATGAGGCTCTTTTGAGATTGGGAGACTTGGATAACATTGTTTGGGGCAACGCTGAAATAGATCGATATATAAAGGAGGGTTATAATCAGCTGTGTTTGCGCTCCGAAATATTATGGGCAGAGGAATATTTGGACGATGTGGCAGACCAAGGAGTGTATTCGCTTCCTTCCCATTTCTATCGGATGGATAGAGTGGTTTGGAATTCTAGAAAAGTCTACCCAGTTCGCAGGAACAGACTTGAATTAATGGATGCAAGGTTTGAAACGACTACCGGAGATGTGGATTATTATTCTCTGGATGGTGACGGGATCATGAACATGAGAAAGTTTCCTGTTCCCTCGTCTAGTCGAGCTTTGACGGATACCGATGGATTCGGAATTCCAAGAAGTCTAGCCGACTTAGAGACAGACACAAGTACTTCGTTCGGGATTCCAAGAAGAATGTCTGCTGAGCTATCCCCACCAGAAACCGATAGGGAATGGGGGATACCCAGGAAAACTATTTCAAAGGAAGCATCAAATACAAGGATTGAATTCAGTAAACGACCTGATGAATTGTCGGGTCACGACAATACCTTTGATTTACCAGATCAATACGTGACATATGTTCGTCATTTCGCAATGGGTAAAGCGTTGGAAAGAGAGTCAGCCGGACAAGACTTGCAGCTTTCTAAACACTATTTGCAACGATATGAAGTGGGTGTTTCTAGGGTGATCAGACGACGTAAGAAAAATGCCTCAAGACCTCTAAGGCAATTTGGAGGTGTGAGGAGGCGGATTGACAGGGGACCACAATGGCCGTGGAATTTCCCACCAGTAGGAGCTTAATCAATAGGCCGAGAGGTTGGTTTTAAATGGCGATAACAAGAGCAAAAGTAGTTAAGGAAGACCTGGAGACAGGTCATGGGGTTGTAACTGTTGGGTTGCCTGGTGGGGATCAGACCGGAAACAAGATTGGAATCCATACTTTCAACTCTGTAGTCAATATAAAAGACTTTGGGGCCGTGGGAGATGATTCTGCTAATGACACGACGGCTGTACAGAATGCCTTAGATGCAGGAGCAGAATCGGTTTACGTCCCTGATGGAACCTTTCAATGCGGGGCAATAACGATTCCAGTGGAAGTCAAGAGATTATTCGGACCAGGGACGTTAAAGCAGCGAGCCGCTGGCACCGATATGATTTCAATCACTTCTAGTACTCGCCTCGTTATCGAGGGATTAACAATTGAAGGTGTTAGTGGAACCGTGAGTGCTTCAGGAAATATAGGCATTACAGCAACAAGCTGCTCCTATCTCCACATTAAGGGATGCAGGTTCACAGGATGGAGATTTAATGCTATTCAATTAACGGCAACTACGGATTCTCAGATTACCGAGAACGCAGCTAGTGGCTTATCGAACAATCTGGTTAGCTGTCAGGGAGTACAGCGGGTCATTATCAGTAGTAATCTTGTTAAAGATACTCAACTAGCGGCTCTCTCTACAGCTATCCAGCTTGAATCTACCAATGGACATAGCAATGGAACGTGCAGAGATGTTGTTATCAGCAATAACCATATTAGTGGCTACCCTAGAGGGCAAGCGATTATGTGTCACACCGCAGAGAGAGTCACCATTACGGGGAATCAGCTCTCGAACAACCTCCATGGGGTCTATGTAAGCCCAGCCTCAGTTGGTGGGTCTTCGGATATCTGTGACGATGTAACGATTGTCGGGAATTCAATCCAGGGAAACGCTTCTGGTGGAGCCTCTGGAGATGGATCGGGCGGGGTACTCGCTGCTGGAGGTAGCAGTTCAAGTGTTAAGAATATTACGATCTCTGGAAATTCTATTAGTAAGATTAATTATGCAAACAAACATAATAATCAAGCTGCCATTATGGTGCATTACTGCGTAGGAGTTACCGTTACAGGCAATGCTATAGAAGATACTTATGGTGTCGGGATAAGGCTTCAGCAAAACTGTGTTCATGTCCTAGTAAGCGATAATCATATTAAGAATATTCTGGCAACCACAGACACAACGGAAATCGGGATCCATATTCCATCAACAGGAACGGTATCGGGCAGGATTACGAATAACGTGATTGATGGTTGTGCTAATGGAATTCGATGCGACATCACATCTGCCCCTGATTTGGTAGCAGAGGACAACCAATTCTTTTCAACGACTACTAATTATGTGGGTACAGGATTCGTTGTCGAAGGGAAGGGCATATATACAGCAGCGGATACAACCCCTACCGTTGCCCATAACGTCAAGCATCTTCATATTGCTAACGGTTCTTCTTGTGTTATTACTCAATTCGATAATGCTCAGGATGGTCAAATATTACATCTAACTTTTGCAGACGCAAACACAACGATTAATAGAACAAATGCTTACCTGCAAAGCGGAACAAACTATGTGTCTTCAGTTTACGGAACTCTCACTTTAGTCAATAGAGGCGGGAAATGGTATGAAGTGGCTAGAGTAGCACAAGGTAGTCTTACAGGAGCTAACAGCTAGGACTAGGTTTTAGACAGGGGAAAGTCAAAGTATATGCCTATTCGTAATAATTTCTCTGGAGGGTGGCAACCCGACTCAGACACTATCAATTGTCCTGACAATGCTGTCCTTCGGATGGATAATCTTGTTTTAGATGAAGAGGGAATCCTTGCCCTTCGGACTGGATCAACGTCATTAACTGGCAATCTTGGCACTAACGTCCATTCTCTTTTCACTACGGAGTTGTCTGGGACTCGATATCGAATGTTCGGGGTAGACAGTAAAGTCTATTCGACTACGACCGAAATAGCCTCAAGTCTCGCTGGGGCCGACACCCTTGACATGAACTTCGAAAGCCATATGGGGCAGATTTTCTTTGCTCGGTCTACTGTTAAGAAAAAATATGATGGGGCGGTTGTACGGAATTGGGGGATTGAATCTCACACACAGGCGATAACAGGTGCTTCAAATACCGAGCCTATAGTAATAACAGCTAACGGTCACGGTCTGTCGGATGGGACATCAGTAGAGATTACCGGAGTCGAGGGGAATACGAAAGCAAATGGATTTTGGGTAGTCGAGAGCAGTGGAACTAATGTTTTTTCGTTGAAGGGAAGCAATGGCCTCGTCACAACCACTGGCAGGTCTGGGAGCTATGTAGCAAACACTGGGACGATCAAGAAGGGAATCAAGACTTTAGCGGCACTTGCTGCGGATTCTAAGTTCCTCGCTACCTGGGAGGATGGAGAAGCCTCTACTATCACGCTGACCGAACAAGAGGGTACTGACGGAGCGACAGCCAGTGACCCAGCCGATTTTGAGGCTGACGAGGCAGGAGTTGCCAACCATGCCATTAAGGTCGTTGCGGATGCTCTAACTGGTAGAGCAATCGTTACCCGCACACTAGGCTCTCCAACTAGCTTCGAGAAGTATACTGCTCAAGCTGCCACGGATGACGATATATTGGAGTTCTACGTTAATATCCCAGAACCAAGCATAGTTAAATCTATTTCAGTTCAAGTGGACGTTGAAAGCGGTACGTTTGATACGGATTATTATGAGCATGTATTCAAAGCCGAAGAGACCATTAGTTATCTACAACAAACTGCGGAACAATGGTCATCAAATATGAACAACGCCTTCGCTAATACTGTAGTTCCTGCAGGACAAATTCAACATATTAGGGACCAAGCTGAGAATCAGCATGGGGTTCCTTCGGTGGGTGGGCAATCTGCAACCTCGTTGATACCTGTCGTATCTAAGCCTGGTTGGAATCAACTCAAGGTACGGCGTGGAAATATGACTAGGGTAGGGTCAACGGATGGGAAAGATTGGAGCACGGTAAAAGCTGTCAGGCATGTAATTATTGCTGAGGGTGGTAATACCGCTTCATCAACTTTTCTTATCAGTAATACTAAGATAGTGGGTGGTAAGGAGAGACCTCTTACTGGCACATATCGTTACCTGTATGTCCTGGTTAATAATAATGGTGAATATCAAGCGAAATCTGCCCCGTCTGCTGTTTCTGTTCCGATATCACTAGAGGCGGAAGGAGCAACGATAACAATTCCTGCTCATGCCAGAGACAAACAGGCTAACGAGATATGGCTTTACCGGATGGGAGGATATCTTGATCAATACTATCGAGTAGGAGTTAAGAGAGGCTTGAATATAACGGGCGTTAGCACTGGCACCCCAGGTGTAGTAACAGCAGCAAAGCACGGATTGCTACAAAACGATCCAATTACGATTTCAGGAGTTCTTGGAGAAACAGCGGTTAATGGCGATTTTTATGTAGGCGGGACTACCGGAGGTGGCGCAACTTTTACCACTGACACATTTACTGTCCATACAGCCACTCCTCAAACCACTGATAACGACATTGATACTGCAATTTCTACCTATGTGGCCAATACAGGGACAATCGAAAATACCCTAG